CGCCCCGTTCTTTTGGATCTCCTGGTTGGAACCAGTTGAAATTTCGATATGCATGTTCGCATGCCCGCTTCAGCTTAATCTCTGTTGCTGAATTGTTTATGTGTATTTCTTAATTGACTGTGATTGATCTTGTGCTTAATCTCATTTGATCACACAGTTGCTAAATTCCACTGCATAATAGTAACGCATTGCATACTTGTCAGAGGAAGGTTTGGTTTATATCCCCATTCCACATCTCGCAAGATGCTCTTTGTTTCTATTAGACGTGAAGCTAGGTCGCGTTGTTGTGCTCAATACCTAGACGTATATCTAAAGACCTACTTGACATTTATATTTGGTTTATATCCCCATTTTGAAATGATCAAGATGCTCTTTGTTTCTTCAAAGAATTAGCCGACTTTGACTCTTTGGATAGAGAGTTACCCTTTGTGGAAGGTAGGTCCGTGTCGTTATATATGACCGGACTGCAGTCTTTGTCAGGACTTAAAATTGATTGGCGTTTAGAAAACGATTCGGTTCCCTTTCTTTACGCTGAGCACGGTTCATCGCATTTTATTGCGAAGATTGGTACCTTAATCTGCGGTCGAACGCAGGCCTTAACAGGTGGGCCAATATCTAGCGATTTATGTGTGATGTTTCTACGCTAGGACTTGATAGCAGTTATCGCTAGAGTCTGATTGTAAGCCCCTACCATATAGGAAAAATAGGCGTCGGAGTGTGATGTTCTGTCCAAAACCCCCCCTTTATACTTTATCATGGCTACGACTTCGTGTGATTTGTTCGATATGTGTGAGCAAGTTATGCGATCCGCCACGACTCAGAGGACTCAATCGGTTCACTCCACCCTTAGTGCAGGGAGTGAATGCGATTTAAATATTGTTTTGGAACGACGAGCTGTCGTTACCGTTAACCCGGTTCCCTCTAATGAGGATGAAAAGGCTTCGGCCACAAAAGAAAATAAAAATCTGAAAAAGGTGAAAGCCACAAAAGAGAATAAAAATAAGAAAACGGTTACGTCCGAAAAAAGAAATAAAAAGAAACAAAGCGATTTACCTAGTCGCAGGACCTGTTCCTGCGGTAGTGGGTATGATAATTATATTGTTCCTATGGATTTGAATGCTCCATTGCCGCAAAATGCTAACACTCACATCGCAAAATCTCGAAAGCAGATTCGCCGCGACCAGTGGAACGCGGAGGCAAGTGCGAGAGTCGCATGTTCTTCGGACAAAGTTCTTCAAAAGAAAGGCAAGAAATCGCGCGCGGAAAAACGTGCGCTTGCTTCCAAGAAGCCGACATGGTCCGTTCAATCGGGGAAGACTGAAGCCATTGCCCTCGAATATATCGATATGGCGCACAAACTCATTTTGTTATTTGAGGATTGTGCATCTGACGTTTCCCTTGCTCACATATATTGTGCTTTGCATAGATACATGATGACGCTGAATCGGAATGTCACCAAGGATCTTATTGACTTCGCGATTAGCAAGCTCAAGTCACGTTTCCGAATTCAAGGCGATGAAGACGGAGATAATGTCTTCGCCAAGATTGCGGCTTTGTTGGGGACATCATCGGTGATTTCATCGAGCGAATTTCCAAAGGAGGTCTATGCATTTTTGCAGCAGATACTCTCGCTATCTTTCTTTGCCAAGTGCGGTTATAATATAAATGATCGGGTAATGCGTGCTCGTTTGGAGTCGTGGTTCGGCGAACTGCGATCCGACTTTGATTTCTGGAACCTTCGAGTTCTGGAAGCTATTGCTAAGTTCATAGGACACTTGACTAGACGATTCACTATTTACATGACAAGTGGATCCGTCATTGAAGCTTTTGGCACAGAATCTGAATCATCCACGTGGTGCAAGCGTTGTGATGTCGCTTTGCTTAAGCTAGATTACTTGCATGATCCCGCGCAGGCTTTTGAGGAAGGCATCGTGTCTGAAGCGTACAATGTCTTCACTCTCAAAACCGACTTTGAGGATCTTCTCGGCGAGTCTTCTGCTATTATGGCAGTGACAGAGAAGAGCCCGTGGGGTGAGCGTGCGGCTGTGCGCAAGTACGTAGAGCGCTTACGCGTTGGTCAGAAAGTGATTATGAAAACTGTAAAGTCTTTTGGAACTCGAGTTGCTCCCTTTGGAGTGCTCCTGTTTGGACAGACGGCTCAGATGAAATCCGTCCTCACTCAGTGGGTGTTCAATCTTTTCGCCGATTCCGTTTCGGACTTAGTGTCTTTGCAGCGTGATTTTCCGATGTATAGTTACGTTAAGAACCCCTCTGATGCGAGGTGGGACAATTTTAAGTCCGAGAAGTGGGCTATTATATTGGATGATCTTGCAATTCAGAAGCCGGAGGTTACTAATGGGATACCAGACGACTTGGATGTGGTCATTAGAGTGTTAAATAACACTCCATACACCCCGGAACAAGCCGCTTTGGAGGACAAGGGGCAAACTCCTTTGAACAATTATCTCACTATTGGCACTTCGAATTTGGACCACTTGAATGTTCCTTATTATTTCACAAACTGTCACGCTCAGATGCGAAGATGGGACGTGAAGTTGGAAGTGAAGTTGAAGGACGAGTACACTAGAAACGGCATTGTTGATAGATCTAAAATCCCAACAAGCATTTCTAAGTATGATTTGTGGACTTTCAAGTTGTTTGATTTCGAACCAGCTGGCAAGACTATTCGGCGGGTGGAACTCGGCGAATTCGACTCCATTCGTGAGTTGGGTGGCCATTTGAGACAGTTATTTCGAGTTCACATCGAACAACAGTTCACAGTTCTGAGAATCAGTAAAGACATGGATGATGCAGAGTTCTGTCAGGGGTGTACCGGCATGTACGAGAGAGGGCAAGAATGTCCCTATTGTGCTGCAAAAGGACGCGTTTTGTTTAACGGTGACGTGCAAGAGGAACGTCCAACTTGTGTTGGCTGTGGAACTACTATCCACGTTGGAGCTTATTGCAAGGATTGTGGACCCAAGTTTCTACCCCCTGTGCAGCAGTTTAATATCCAAGGTGCTTATCATTGCCCCAACTGTTCAATGTTGTTTGTGGACTGTGAATGTGACGTTGCTGGTGTTGATGCGCGCGCAGAGGGGGAAAAACCCGCACGCGACAAAACGTGGTGGGACCATGTTCCCTTGGAGTCCGACACTTTGTGGGACCATGTTTGTGATTTCTCTATGACGGCCTGGATTTCAATTTTATACGTCTGGTACGGCATACTTACAGCGTGTGTGCATGCTGGCGAGCCCACAAGTAGGTTCTGTCTTATGGTGTTGTATTGGACCACTATTCGTGTCGACCGTTGCAAAACGTTCTTTGCGAAGCGCAGGATTCGTCAAAAGGAAGATGGCACCACTTATTTGAAGGAGCTTGGATCATTGATTCCAATTTTCACTTTGAACGTTTTTGCCGGGGTTTTGGATAACTTGGCGTGGTTGATTGCTGAGGTGTCTCCTCCTGGTGTGTCTCACCAGCGTAGGTTGCTTCGCATTTTGGTTTGGACGCATCGATTGCGCAATTGGACTTTATCGTGGTGCGCATATTGTTGTGTTAGAAAAGTATCCACACGTGTTCGAGTCATGAGGCGTAAATATTGTGAGGTTGCGAATGTTATTGGTAAGCTTATGCCCGCAGCGACGATAGTCGTCGCTGGATATGCCATATACAAGCGTTTCCGTACAAAAAAGGAGTGCCCCGTTGCACAAGGAGGCGTGGTGGGTACGATGCCTGAACCAGACAATGAACGTGAAGCAGTTTGGTTCAATGGAGATCCTAGTTTGCATGCTACATGTTTCCCGCACAAGGTTTTAACTTCTGGCAATATGTCTCGGGACACTTTTATGTCCATGTTTGGCAAACACGTCTTTAATGGAGCTCTGATTGACCCAGGTACAGGCAATGGACGGAGGCTACGGGCCATTTGTGTGGGTGGCGATATGTTTGTAACAAATTACCATCATTTCACAAAAGCTCCTGATTCTTTTAGCAAGTTGATGCTTTCCCAGGCTAACACTAGTGTGGGCATAACTCCTGTCGTTACAGTTGATCGTTCCGAGCTGGTAATGCACGTATACCAAAAGCATGACATGGTGTTCTTTCGCGTGCGAGATTGTGCGCCTCTCCCGGACATTAAAGAGCACTTCCTTGTGGAGCCCATTGGGCAGACTCATACGGATGGATATTACGTCGACCGTTCGGATTCAGGCGAGGTGATGCTGAATAGGCTTACCAATATCACGTATACGAACACGCCCTCAGAGCTTCGTCACGAACCCAGTTTTGATAAGATGGAGGTGTCTGACAAGATGATTTACGCGATGGCGACCACTGAGACTGAAGACGGACACTGCGGCATGCCGCTAGTGTTTAAGGCTGAAGGTGCTGGGTGGATCGTTGCGGGGTATCATTTTGCCGCTCATGGTCGTAAAGTGTGTGCCTGGCCCATACTTCAACACCACATTCAGAGTGCAATCAGGAGCTTGGGTGCATCTGTCAAGGGCTCCAGACCGTATTTGAAGAAAGGCGATGGAGAGGTTTCAGTTCAGAATGGAATCCACCCTAAATCGCCCTTGCTTTTTATGGAGCGTGGGTCTGCCATGTTGTTTGGTAGTCTAGACGTGCACAGGCGGACCATGAAGTCACGAGTGAAGAAGACGCTTATTCATGATGATATTCTTTTGCTGCCGTTTCCTTATGCTTTTGAATCCCAACATGGTCCTCCGGTGATGCGTGGGTGGGCTCCCAAGCGCCGCGCTCTGGAAGAGATTTTAGAGGACAAGCCGACTATCCCTCATGAGATTTTGAGAGCGGCAGTCGATGGTTTTGTCGAAGACATATTGCATGCGTTGCCGAAGTCAGAGCTAGATCTTTTAGAAGTGTACTCCAACGATGTAGTGGTGAACGGCCACTCTGACGTCACGTATGTCGATGGGATCAAGCGCTCTACATCAGCAGGTTTTCCATTCTACCACACCAAGAAGAAACTTCTCCATGATGTAGGCTGTCTACCTTTTGCTCCCAATGCTGTAGATTTTGATGTGGAAGTATGGGATAGGGTGCGCGAAATGGAAGAGAGGTGCCTTCGTGGTGAGCGTCCTGGCGGTGTTTTTACTGCACAGCTGAAGGATGAACCTGTGTCTCTGAAGAAGATTGTGGCAAAGAAGACTCGTGTATTTTCCGCTGCTCCAGTGGATTTGTTGTTGTTGATGCGCAAATACACACTTTCGTTTGTGCGTGTGCTACAACGCAACAGGTATATTTTTGAAGCCGGTCCTGGAACAATTGTGCAATCAACCGAGTGGTCTGAGTTGTATGCTTACTTGACTCACTTTGGTGAGGATCGAATAGTTGCAGGTGATTACGCTGCTTTTGACAAATCGATGATGCCTAATGTGTTGCTCGCATCCATGGAGGTGATCAAGCGTGTGTGTGAGGCCGGCAGGTTCTATGATAGAGATGGTCTGCGGGTTCTGGATGCGATTGGAGTTGACATCGCTTATCCGTACACGGATTTCTTTGGTGATCTGATCATGTTGTGGGGATCCAACCCTAGTGGACATCCTCTGACTGCCATTGTCAACGGTATCGTCAATTCGCTGTACATGCGTTGTACGTACATGATGTTGAATCCGGACCGCGAGGTCCGTTCATTTAGGAGTAATGTGCGCTTGTTCACTTATGGTGATGATAATATTTTTGGAGTGTCAGAGCACGCTTCATGGTTTAATCATACTTCCATTGCTGCATGTTTTAAGACATTCGGTTTGGAATACACTATGGCGGATAAAGAGGCTAAGAGTGTTCCTTTCATTCACATTAGTGAAGCCACGTTCTTGAAACGGCGGTTCAGGCATAGCCCTGAACTTGACTGTTGGGTCGCTCCCTTGGAGTGGAAGTCTCTTTCAAAGACTCTCCTATGGCACGTGCACAAACCTGGCAATTCCCGTGGATTTTTGGCGTTGGAATCTATACGTAACGTGTTGCGTGAGTTGTTCTTTTATGGACAACCCATGTTCGAGACCTATCGCGAGATTTTCTTACAGTTAGAGAGCAAGTTGCATGAGTTTGTCCCAGTAGGGCACGACGAGTGCTCTTTGGATTCTTTCTTACCTACGTGGGACGAAGAATTCGAGAGGTTTGTCACTAGCTCACAAAAACTCGAGAAGAGAAGGATGAGATTTCAGCTGCAAAATGGTCGGTCATGCTTCTACTACCATATAAGTGGAGAGGCTGCTCTTGGTAATAACTCGCGATCTCAAAATGCCATAGAGAGATGTGAGGGAGTATCCAGGAGCGTAAGGGGTGTTGCTCATATAGCAAAGTTTGATGGTTTCTATCACTCCTATAAGTGTTTTACACAATCACGTGAGACCATAATGGCTAGTCACTGCAAATTAGGTGTGTTGCAGTGGATGAAACAAGCACCTTCTGAAGAACCTACGCACTCTGGAGATAGTGCTATAACAAAAAGCTCCACCATGGAGGTAGTGCCTAATGATGCGCACACCCCAACCACGCATGTGGCCACATCAGTTGGTGTCACAGATTTTGTAGAGGAGACGCCCAACATCAAGTTGGAATTTGGACCCTTGGAGGACCCAACCTTTAGTCAGGATGCTCTGGATGGTGCTGACTTGGCAGACTTTCTGTCAAGGCCGGTTAAGATTACGGAGTTCCCGTGGACGCAGGGTGTTACCGCAGGGTCTTATTTCGATCCGTGGACAATGTTCTTCTCCGATCCGGCGATTAAACGAAAGTTAGATAACTTTGCATTTTTGCAGTGCAACTTGCACATTAAAGTTGTCATGAACACATCTCCGTTTTATTATGGATGTCTTCGCTTATCGTATGATCCCTTGCCCGATTATTGGTTGTCAGAGCTGGCAACTGGTGCTAATCAGAGAATGATCTTGTCGCAACGTCCTGGCGTTGACTTGTTTCCGTCTTGTTGTGAAGGAGGGGAGATGGTTCTTCCTTTTATGTGGCCTGAAGATTGGTTGGATGTCACCGATGCAACCGCATTGGCCAAAATGGGTAGATTGCGGTTTCGAGAATTTGTTGGCCTATCGCACGCTAATGGACTATCTTCCACTTCGATGGACGTTTCAGTTTATGCGTGGGCGACGAACGTGAAGTTGTCCGGGCCAACGTACAAGTTAGCTATTCAATCAGGAAAGGCCAAACCCATCAAGACAAATGGTAAGAAGTCCAAGAAAGATGAGTATTCTGTGTCAGGAGTCGCTACGGCAATTGCCAACTTTAGCGGCTCGCTTGTACCAATGCCCATCATTTCTCCTTTTGCGCGAGCCACGCAGATAGGTGCCAGTGCTGTCGCTAGTATAGCGTCCATGTTCGGGTTTTCGAAAGTACCGGTACTTGATGCTCCTGCTCCTATGCGTAATATTCCATTAGGTCATTTTGCCACGTCTGAGACAGGTGTACCCTCGATGAAGTTGTCTTTGGATCCGAAGAATGAGCTATCAATTGATCCTCGTACAGTAGGTCTACCAGGGGGAGATGAATTGAGCATATGCTCGATGGTTTGCCGAGAGGCTTTCCTGGACGAGATAAATTTCACGTCCACAACTCCAGCTGGTGAGATTTTGGCTCACATACCTATTACGCCGTCTCTGTGTCATCGCGTCACCGGCTCTGATGAAGACATTATGTCGATGCCACCAATGTCATTGGTGTCGCAGCATTTTAAGTATTGGCGAGGTGATATTAAGATTCGTTTGCGGGCTGTGTGCACTAAGTTTCACACGGCACGATTTCGGATTCATTGGGATCCCCTGTATGCTCCTTCTGGGACGACAGATCTTACAGCCACGTCTTTTACGAAAGTGGTGGATTTGTCTCCAGAGATGGATGCCGAGTTTGTTGTTTCGTTTAACCAGGCCGCGCATTGGTTGATGACACAAAGTGCAGAGGACGGTGTTTTTCCCAAGACATACAAGTTGGGTTCGATAGCGCCATTCGGTAGTGTCAGCCCCCAGTGGAACGGAATCATGTCTATCAGCTTACTAAATGTGCTGTCATCTCCCGGGGCCTCTACTCCAGTGACATTGCTTGTTTACGCGTCGGGTACGCCTTCTTTGGAATTCGCTTATCCGTCGATGCATGCCAACACCAAGTGGTCTTATTTCCAGGTCCAGTCCGGCAAGGAGTGTCCGATGGGGGACGGAAACAATGATCCAGATACCGACGCGTACGCTGTATACCATGGTGAAGTCGTTAAGTCAATGCGCGTTTTATTGCACCGGACAGTTAAAGCTTCGGCCATATACTGGAAGGATGGCAATCCTGAGGATTATTTGTATAATGCGTTCTTTCGCCAGCCGATATACCCTCCATTCATGGGGTGTGATCCGAATGGATTTCACCGCATAATTAACAAATCGTTTGGCGCTATTGTTCCGTACAATTGGGAAAGCCCTTCGGCATACCAATTGTTGGCGCCTTGTTTTGTTGGAATGCGAGGTTCCATTCAATGGCATTTTTCTATGGTTGATTGGGAAGACAGATCGCGAGTTCTCACAATCGGGCGTTCTAACGATGCCCCATATTACACTGATGGGCTTTCAAAACCCCAATATCATTCGGTGAATTCGTCGAATGCTTACGACGTTTCATATTTGATTGAGTGGGATTTCCAGGCCACCAGAGATTTGCAGAGTGGGATCGAAGCCACACATGTGTCTGAGATGCCAACGCTGACACTCTCGGTGCCTTTTTATTCGCGATACAGATTCGCGGCAACCAAGCCTAGTAGTATAGCTGGAGAGAATTTGCTCGACTCCAACTTGCGAAAACTTGATGGGCACACAAGCAACAAAAGGGTCGGTGGTCCTAGTGACTATCCGGCAAATCAATCGGTTCAGCGGTTTTATGAGATGGGGCCTGATTTCACTCTGTTTTTCTTTCACAGTGTGCCTACCATCTACCTCTACAACGGCTATCGTGATCCGAGAGCCTACCAGTGAGGACCGCTGGGGTTAAACTCGCCTTAGGCAGTTGCACCGAGTCCCTTTGAAATGCAACAAGAGTTTTGTGACGTGTGATCCGTGTGTGATTGCAGTCACATGCGACGGAGATCCCGTCATTTAACATTTACATGGCAAACACGCGCTCCCAGAGTGGGTGGTGAGCGTGCCATGGACACAAGTCACGTTATAATACAGACGATGTGAAGGTTTCAACCCGCCGAGCAATTGGCGGGGGAGTTTTGCAGACATTGTGTCCATTGACACAGTGTTTGTATACCACTATGATGAGTGGTATCCTTCCCATTATCTTTAACGTGGCTAGCGCCACATACTGCC